GATTTAGATGCAGAGCAAGAAGTAGAAGAAAATCCTTATACTATAGCTGCTTTAAATGAAGTTGGTACATTAAATCATGGCCCAGTTAATATTGTAGTAACAGGAGCAGGAATACATGAACAAATAGCTGCTTATACTCCAAATGCTAATATAGCTAGACTTATGGATGCTGCTAGTCCTGAAATACAAGTAATATTAAATCAAATTAATGACATAATAATAGATGGTCAACAAGAACAACACATTATATTTTAACACAATGTTTAACGAAAAATTATTAATAGAGGTTCTAGGATGGCAATCAGAGTCTAGAAAAGAACAGGAACAGATAGTTCCTACATTAAGTGCCTATTTAGAAGCTTTAAATCTAAAGCTGAAACGTAAATTAAAAATAGAAAATGACACACATGGTAATATTTATGTTACTAGAGGTAAAGCTGATCTTTATCCATGTATAGTAAGTCATTTAGATCAAGTACATAAGTATGCTGAGCATAAAACCATATTTCAAAATGGTGATTATTTACTAGCATTCAATGGTCCAAATCAAGTAGGTACAGGTGGTGATGACCTAGTAGGAGTATTTATGTGTTTACAACTGCTTGAAGATTATGACTATATGAAAGTTGTATTCTTTGTAGCAGAAGAAGTAGGTTGCATAGGTTCTAGTGCTTGTGATTTATCATTCTTTGATGATTGTATGTTTATAGGTCAGGCTGACAGAAAAAATAACTCAGATTTCATAAATTATTCAAATGGTGTGCAACTATTTGGAGAAGAATTTAGTACATTTGTGGCACCTGTTCTTAAAGACTATAATTACAAAGAGTGTGTAGGTATTGCAACTGATGCTGGTTGTTTATCTAAAAGAAATGTAGGCATTGCTTGCTTTAATATTTCTTGTGGTTATTACAATCCTCATACATCTACTGAGTATGTGTCTATTAAAGATGTTACAACTTGCTACAATGTAATTTGTGATATCATTAGTAATTCTGATAAACGCTTTTTGTATACAAGACCTACAGTTACCTATGGGAGTAAACCTGCGGAACCAAAGTCAGAGCTTTATGAAGCGTTATATGAAGGCTTTAAAAAGAGCAAGCACTATCTCAATAATCCTAAACATATTTATGCTTATACTAAAGCATTTGACTATGTTATAGAATTAATTGAAGAACGTGATTTAACAATGGCAGAATATGCTGGTTATGATTTTCCTGTTGAACACATGCTTCTAGATTATATGGATGAAAGAAATACACTAGAAGAAGAAGAAAAACAGTATAATCAAACTTTTGAACCTGCTGATGTAGTTAAAATTGATAACAAAGCAGATAACATTAAGCAGTTAGATTTATTCATGGATAAACTAACACCATGTTCTCACAAAGATACTATGTGGGATACAGGAATGCAGCAAAGCTATTGTCTAGAATGCTTTAACTACATTGATGAAAAAGATGCTTATTACAGCAACCACCTCTCAAATGGTAGAGGTTACTATTAACAACAACAAAAACAAGAAAAATGACAGAAGAAACAGTAAGTTTTGAAGAAGTGGTTGAAGCTAAACCAGCTACAGACCCAAATGATGAGATGAAAGCAGAGTACATTGCTTATGTAAATGAGATTAAAGCAGGTAGATTCCCTTGTGATACAAGACACGAAGCTATTGATGCTATTAATACTCTTTGCAAAGTATTGGATTTAACTACTGTTGTTCCAAAGACAGATTTGCAAACTAGAGATGGTCAGAGAACTCCAATTATTATTGGTGGTACTAACATTGACTTAGTTAAGAGTCAGTATCCTGGATTGTATCCAGTATTAGTAGAACGCATACTAGAACTTGCAGTTAAATTATGATTGAACTACCAACTAAAAAGGTGTTAGCTACTAGAGCTAATCCTAAAAGGTTGGTTATCTATTCAAAGCCTAAAGCTGGGAAAACCTCAGCTTTGGCTTTATTAGATGATTGCCTTTTGCTAGACTTTGAGAAGGGTTCTGATTATGTTGATGCAATGAAGCTTAAAATTGATAGTCTTCAAACTCTTAAAGAGGTTGGTGCTGAGATTGTTAAAGCTGGAAAACCTTACAAGTATATTGCAGTAGATACTGTAACTGCTTTGGAGGAATTGTGTTTAGGTTATGCTAAATCTTTGTATATGGATACTCCTATGGGTAAAACATTTGCAGGTGATAATGTACTTAAACTACCTAATGGTGCAGGTTATTTATATCTTAGAGAAGCTTTCTTTAAGATTCTAGATTACATTGAGACATTAGTGCCTGATGATGGTAGTATTATTCTACTAGGTCACTTGAAAGATAAAAATATTGAAGTAGCAGGTAAAGAAGTATCTGCTGTAGATTTAGATCTTACAGGTAAAATTAAAGCTTTAGTTTGTGCTAAAGCAGATGCTATTGGTTTACTAAGCAGAAAAGGTAATCAAGTTATTTTGAATTTCAAAACATCTGATGAGATTACTTGTGGTGCTAGACCAGACCATCTAAAAAATCAAGAAATTATTTTAACTGAGTCTATAGATGGGAATCTTGTAGCGAGTTGGGATAAAGTATTTAAATAACAATAACTAAATTTTAAAATTATGTTCGGTGGACAAGACACTCCAGAAATCAATAAACCTAAGTATATTAGACCAGGTATTCACGAAGTAACAATTAAGTCTGTTAAGGGTGAACTTAATGCTAATGGTAATCCTACTATTACATTTTCTATGCACTTAGTAGGTGGTGAACCAGATTCAGCAACAGATTTGCGTTTCTATTTATCAGAAAAAGCATCAGAATCTACTTACAAGAAAATCAGACACATCTTTACTAAGATTGTAAAAGATACAGATTATCTTGCAGCTAAAGCTGATAGCATTGAAGCACTAGGTGAAGTGTATAACAACACATTATCTGGTAATTCATTAAGAATTAAATTCCGTGGTGAAGAATATCTTAAACAAGATGGCTCAACAGGTGTTAGATCTGTTATTGGTTATCCAGAATTTGCAGAAGCAATTCAAGAAGGTGCAGAATACCCTGTGGTAGCTGTAACTAAGATGACATTCAATCCTGATACTGATATCAAAAAACTGGTAAAGCTACCTGATAATGATTTCTTTGCAACAGGAGGTAATGATGGCTTACAGTTCTAATTTTGGAGGTGTAGACGTTATTCATTTAACTAAGGATATGGTACTCAGGAATGTTTCTGAGTACCAAATTTTTAGATTCTATTGTAAGAACTTTATAGACCTTAATAAACCATTCTGCTCAGATTTAAGAATGGATAAATATCCATCTTGCAGCATTAAAGCTTATCCAAATGGTCTCTATTACAAAGACTTTGGTACTAATGAAAGTTACAATTGTTTTGCATATGTACAATATTACATGAGACAAAAATTTAATGAAGACCTAACTTATCACGAAGTATTAAAAGTAATTGCAAATGACTTTGGATTTATTAAGAAAGTTCAAAACAAAGAAATAATACCATCTTTAAATTATTTAGGACTACCTGACAAACATAATAGGCAAACTACCATTATTAGAATAAAAAAGAGAGATTGGAAAGAGTATGACACTTATTGGAATAAGTACCACATAGACAAAGACCTTTTAAACTTTTATAATGTTGTTCCAGTAACAGACTACTGGATTAGCGTTAAGAATAATGAGTTGCTAAATGTATATTCAGAGAGTGCAAATGACCCTGCTTATAGTTATGAGCATGGTAATGGAATGAGAAAGATACTTAGACCATTTGCTGACAGGCAAAATAAATGGATAAGTAATATACCAAGGAATGTATTTAGTGGTTACAATCAATTAGATAAACAAAGTTTAAATAAACAAAACAAAGAATTAATAATTACGAAGTCTTTGAAAGATTGTATGGTTTGGCGAGTATATGGTTATAATAGCATAGCACCACAAAGTGAGAACATTTTCTTGAATGAGAATCAATTTCAACTACTATCAATGAGGTTTCCAAATATCATAATAAACTATGATAACGATGAAGTAGGTTTAAATGCAATGAAAAAATTCTCTGCACAATTTGGTATAAAATCTTTAGTTATCCCTGATAATATTAAAGATATTTCCGATTACATATCCATGAAGGGATATGATCAAACAAAAAAATTAGTAAACAATTTAAAAGATTATTTAATATGAACACAGAAGTAACAATTATAAATATCTCTCAAAAAGAAGTAGCAGCAATGAGAGCATACAGAACAGATGCAAAAACAATGGCTGACCATTTTGGTATTAGCATTAAAGAAATGCGTGATGTACTAATTAAATTTGGTTTTGCTAAACCAACAAAAACTAGTGTTGATTATGTTATCAATCCTGTGTTTGATTTTATCATTAATAAGGTGGAAAATTTTACCGAAGTCGAAGCACCAGTAGTTGAAACAGCAACTTATAATGCTGATGTTGATGCTGTTGTAGGAACAGTATAAGCTAATGGCTTATGGATAAGTTAACAGAAACAATCCTTCAAGTCATTTATAAAAAGAGAGATGCCTGTGATAGAGTAGCCACTGAGTTGGATACTCTTGACCAGGATCCTTTAACAATTAGATTCTATGAAGGTAAAGTAGAAGCATTTAATGATATCATTAATGTTCTTACTAATAATAAACAAGATGAGAGAACCAAATAGACGTAAGATTAAAAATAAGAATGAACTATCTTCTGAGAAATCAAAGGCTAGACCCAATGTTAGGAGGATAGGTCATAATTATGAGAGGAAAGTTGTTAAGGAATTGAAAGATTTAGGTTTTGCTACAGCAGCAACTACTAGAGCTACAAGTAAAATTATGGATGATGCTAAGATAGATATCAATGGTATTCCATATAATATACAGTGTAAAGCTGTAAAAACTGGCTTGAATGTATTTACTGTTTTAGATGACATGGAATCTGCTATTCCTAAAATGGTTCCAGAAAGAGATGTTTATGTAAATGTGGTTTTTCATAAAAAAGAAGGTGAAGAAGTTGTAGTTCTTAGGAAGGAAGACTTTTATCGCATTATTAAAAAACTACTAGAACATGGAATTACACTCAGAAAATATAGCCTTAATTGATGCTGACTCTATAGTTTTTATAGCCCACTGGGACAGTGATAATAAAACCTATGAGAAGCCTTTAGAGGTTATTAAACAATCTATTGATAGTTTGATTAGTTCTATACTAATTAACACTAAAGCAACTAAGTATTTAGGGTATGTAGGATATACTAGAGCACAATTTAGATATGATGCATATCCTGAATACAAAGCTAATAGAAAAGACAGGGAGCCTCTTCCCTTTTACAAGGAGGCAAAACAGCATATGGTAGATCATTGGGGATTTATACCTTTACATGGTATAGAAGCTGATGATGTAGTTAATATGTTGAGAATTAAGCTTGATAATTCATTTATATGTGCAATAGACAAAGATTTACTACAACTAGAAGGAACTCACTACAATTACAAAACTAATGAATGGGTTACAACTAGTGAACAAGAAGCTGATTTATATTTCTGGCAATCCATGATTATTGGAGACTCAGTAGATAATATAAAAGGCTTAGAAGGTAAAGGTAAAGCTTTTGCTACTAAACTTCTTGCTAATATTGATGATGCAGAATCTTTAAGAACTACAGTTTTTGAAGAATATGTTAATCAATATGGTGAATACAAGGGCATTGAGAAATTCTATCAGAATTATAAATGTCTAAAGATTATGGATGGGGAGTATTTTGGTGAGGAAGAACCTATTATCTTAGATGTAAATAATCTTGTAGTATGACATTAGATGAAATTAAAAAGATTAAAACTAAAACAGTTGCATATCTATTGCCACTGGTGACACCTAGAAATGGTAAGATTACTGATTTTAAGGAAGATGAGTTCTTTCCTAAATGTAATTTTATAAATGCTTTTAGGTATTGCGAAGAGTTTCCTGAATTAACTCAACATGTATTTGTTTTGTATAAATATAGTCCAATTGCAGGTTTTGAAGCTTATATATCTAGAATGAAGAAAAACCCTTGTTTTCATTCATATGTAGATTTTGATAAAGTTTCTGTTATGTTGATTTATGAAATACCTTTTGAGTGCTTAAAGACATTAGCTTTATTTGATAGTGGTTCTTATTCTAAGTTTAGAACAGAAGATAAAAAGAAGATTCTTGATTTTTATTCTGCTACATCTTCTGATAATTTTGGTCCTTCTGGTGTTCTGTATAAGAAAGACTGGCGGAGATTTGAGATTGAGAAGCAGATTGGTATGAGTTTACCTCAAGATGCTGAGTTATCATCTATACCTTCTATAGAAGAAGAAACCTATTTTATTAAGTATAAAGTAGATAATGAACAAGAGGTTATATAAGATATTCTTATATTTGTATAAATAAAAAAATATGGCTAAAAACAATAATGCAAGGATTAATTTTGTATATGAGTTTTTCTGTGCTAAGCCTGGTTACTTAAAGAAATCTTTGGAAATTGTCAGTGAATTAACTGGTGAAGAAAATATTGAAATAATCAGATTAGCTAAAGAATTATATCGTAGTACAGTTAAAAGTACAGCCACAAAACTAGAACCTTATTTGGATGGAAATCCAGATAATGTTCTGGTTATTGGTGACCCACATGAACCATTTACTCTTGAAGGGTATATGGCATTCTGTAGGTCAGTACAAGAAGAGTATGATTGTGGTACTGTAGTTCACATTGGTGATGCAGTTGATAACCATGCTGTTAGTTATCATGAGAAAGACCCTGAAGGTATGTCAGCAGGAGATGAGTTTAACTTAGCTCTGTTAAAAATGAAAGAATGGTATTACACATTTCCTAATGTAAAAGTTTGCATTGGAAATCATGATGCATTACCATTTAGAAAAGCTTTTACAGCTGGCTTACCCAAGACTTGGTTAAAGACTTATCAAGAGTTATTACAAAGTCCTTCTACATGGCAGTGGGATTTTACACATGAAATTAATGGAGTAATTTATCAACATGGTACTGGATTATCTGGTGAATTAGCGGCAATTAATGCTGCTAGAGAAAACAGACAATCTACAGTTATTGGTCACTTACATACTGTATGTAATGTCAGATATTTAGCGTCATACAAAGACCTAATATTTGGTGTTTCAGTAGGTTGTGGAATTGACCATGAGAAGTATGCTTTTGCTTATGGCAAACAGAATACCAGAAAGCCAGTTGTTGCTTGTGCAGTTATCTTGAATGGTAAACTGCCTATCAATATACCAATGAGCTTGTAATAATAAAAAATACCCACACATCAGACAATCAAATGTTTGGTGTGTGGGTTTTATTATTATATTTGCCACCCCTAAAAAATTTAAAAATGGAAATTGGATTAGAAACACTATCTAACGTGGTAGTCTTTAATAAGTATGCAAAATACTTACCACAACAAAAAAGACGAGAAACATATAATGAAATCATTGTAAGATACTTACAGATGATGGTAGATAAATACCCTGCTCTTGCTAATGATATTATGAATTATGGTCAGTTTATCTTTGATAAGAAGGTATTACCATCTATGAGAGCATTGCAGTTTGCAGGTGGTGCTATTCAAAAGAATGAAGCTAGAATCTACAATTGTTGCTATTTACCTATTGATGATTATAGAGCTTTTGGTGAGATTATGTTCTTACTACTTGGTGGTACAGGAGTAGGTTACTCTGTACAGTTTAAACACATTGAGAAACTACCTGAAATTAATAAACCTGTTAAAGAACAGAAGTTCTTAGTAGGTGATAGTATTGAAGGTTGGGCTGATGCTGTTAAACATATGATTGGAAGTTATCTTGGTTTTAGAAATACTAAACCTAGATTTGACTTTAGTGATATTAGACACAAAGGTGCAAGATTAATTACTGCTGGTGGTAAAGCACCAGGACCTGAGCCACTTAAGAAATGCTTATTTGAATTAGAACAAATACTTGACAGAAAACAGAATGGTGAAAAACTATCTTCTGTTGAAGTTCATGATATAGTTTGTCATATTGCAGATGCAGTTCTTGCAGGTGGTATCCGTAGAGCAGCTTTGATTAGCCTTTTTAGTGCTGATGATGAATCAATGCTAACTTGTAAGTTTGGTAATTGGTGGGAACTTAATCCACAAAGAGGTAGAGCTAATAACTCTGCTGTACTTGTAAGACACAGAATAACTAAAGAGTTTTTCTTAGACTTATGGAGAAAAATAGAACTTAGTTATGCTGGTGAACCTGGTATTTACTTTACTAATAACCCAGATTGGGGTACTAACCCTTGTTGTGAGATTGCATTAAGACCTTATCAGTTCTGTAATCTATGTGAGGTTAATGTTTCTGATGTTACATCACAGGATGACTTAAACTCTAGAGTTATTGCAGCAGCATTCTTTGGTACTTTGCAAGCAGGATTTACTGACTTTCATTATCTAAGACCTATTTGGAAAAAGACTACTGAAAAAGATGCTCTTGTTGGTATTGGTATGACAGGTATTGCTAGTATGGAAGTATTTAAATATGACCTTACTCAAGCAGCTAATGAAGCTGAGCTTACTAATATTGAGTTATGCCAGACTATAGGTATCAATAGAGCAGCTAGAATTACTTGTGTTAAACCTTCAGGTACTACAAGCTGTGTATTAGGTACTGCATCAGGTAT